AGATTGAGGGCGGTTCGGTTCGGTGGTGTACGTTCCCGACATGCGAAGCGCAGGTAACGGTGGTAGATAATAGCGTGGATGCCGAAGCTATTAGGTGTTTGAAGAATCATTTAATATGGGAACCAGTAGGTACTACATTTGGTGTAGTAGGAAATCCTTTTGGTCAAAATGTATTTAGGGTTGCACCTAATACTTATTATTGTGGAGATTTAAAACCATCATCTACGCAAGAAGCGATAATGATTTTAGGTATATTTTTATTTTTAACATTAAGTCCGTTAATATTTATATTTAATTTATTTAATGTATTAAATAATACAAATGTAAGTTATTTTGAAGATTTATCTAATTTTATTGTAGGCTGTGGTAAAAGGCATTTATCGCCATTTGTACATAGTTATATGAAAAATCTTTGTAACTTATGTAATATAGGTTATGAAAGTTCTTTATTTGACGTAGGAGGTTATTATCATAATACTGTTAGATTAGATACGCCTTATGTACCAGGCAAAGGTAGGATAGGCGGAAGAACTCTTAAATGGTATAAATTAAATATGCCCAACTTAAACGGAATTCAGTTTTTAGATGAATTTAAAGAATTTAATATTGAATGGCGTGTTGTTAATGGCGTTTTGCAAGTAGAGCGCAAAGATTATTTCTCAGGAACTGAATGGTTTAATACTGATAATTTACAGCAAGACCAACTATTATCTATTTGTTACGAATCATTAGGCGAACGCCCTGCGGCTTATGCTGAATATCAATATGCTAAAGATGGTGTAGATTTAAGTGGAGATGAAGTTGCACCAAGATGGGTTGACCGTGTTATAGATTGGAATCCAACTGATAACCCTCAACAAACAGGATTATTTAGTAAAACATTTCAATTCGGTGCAGCACAGTTTAGAAACGATGGCAGCGCATTAGATGTTAACCCAATTGATAAGCCTTTTTATGTGGCATTCTATCCTTTTGTGCAAGATGAAGGTAATGAACATGCTTTGTTTATGTCCACAGGCGTTTCAAGTTTTCCAAAACTAATAGGTGTTCAAAATATTATTTATAATGCAGGTCAAGTAACTATTGATAATAATGGTTATATAATACCTGACTTTATAGAAACAAGTGAAGGTAGAATATACAATTACAAATGGCATGTAAGAGAAAACCCATTAGTAGATAATTCGGGTCAATCACACGACACAGCCTACCAACGCCTTCTTTACATAGACGACCCGCGTCAAACATCGGTCAAAACGCGCAAAGTTACAATATCAATAAGTGCGGATTGTGACCTACTTACTACTTTAGATATTGACAAATACGTTACAACATCGCAGGGTCAAGTTCAAATAACAGAAATAACTTACGATACAAATAATAATTCATTAACTATACAAGGTTTAATTTAATGGCTTATACTTACGATAATATACAATTAGATTGCATTGATAGCAGCGGTACTGTTTTATATAACATTGCAACGTTTACGGCTTCAACTATTCCAGCGCTGCCAGTTGAAGGTTTGGCAATAGGCATTAAAGTTCGACTAACTTTTACTATTAACAGTTCGGGCGCTAATAGCTTTTTAAATAAACAACTAAGATTTAACCCGGGGCTTTATGTGTTATCAAATCCTTTAAATGCTTTAGATTTTGGCTATGAAACATTAAACCCATTAAGCACCACGCCGCAACAAGCTGTTTTAAACGTTCCTATACCGCCGCTGCAAAATATCTATTGTGAAATGTCAAAGAATACAGCGCCACATGATGAGGCTACAGTAGTTTTTGAATTTTACGTTACGAATGATACTACTAACTTTATATTTGGCAATTCATCTAATTCAAATGTCAATAGATTTTTAGCGTCAAGTTCTTTAGGCTTACTTAATAACATAGGACAAATTGTTTACAACCAAACCAAAAATTTAAGTTTAGGCTGCAAAGTTTTTGATTCATCTGGTTTTGATATGGTTGTAACTACACCCGTAGGTGCAAGATTTGCAAATATACCTGTTCAAGCACGTTGGTACAATTCCGATTATGGTGGTTATAGTTTATTCATGCGATATATTAACACACTTGAAATTAGTTCAGCATCACAAACAGCCGCAAGTTTGCCACTATTAACTAATGCAACAGCAACAGCCGCACAACCAAATACTTCAACAATACCAAACGCTATTTTTACCATTACGAATAATCAGTTGGCAGTAGGTGAGGATAATTCAGTTAGAATATTATTAAGGGGCGAAGCATTTAACGGTTCAGTTGCAAATCCTGCTATTTCAGATATTCGCGTTATGCTTTTTAGGGTTGATACGGTTGTAAACAATACAGACTTTGTTACTGACTTACAATTATCTGATGCTGTAATACCACAGGCAACACCGGGCAGCGGTCAATTAAACGGCGCTATTTATTCGCCTTCTGATTGGTTTGAAAACGTACCAAATCCCGATGACATAGAAGTGCAATTTACTATCGATGGTTCACAGCTACAAATAAACGGTCAATATTATATAGTGGTAAATATTCATGACGCTGCAAATCCTGAATATGTAACTTCGCATTTAAGCCCTTTATTAGTTGCTACTTATACAGCGCCTGCAATACCAATATTAACAGGTTTTTTAAGTACATATAACACACAATACAGCGGCAATAATTTAACTATTGCACCACATCAACGTATTAAAGCCCGTTTATCAATTGATAAAGCAAGCTATGTTACAGCTTTAAATGCTATTGGTTTGGTAGGTAGTTTTGATGGAAGTTTAGCAGGCATTATCTGCAAACTTACAAACGTGCCGGGCGTTGTTAATCAAGTGCAAAGTTATATACCTGCAGCACCGCCAATTACAACGGCTGATATGACAATAGTAACCAATGATGCAACCGATTTAGTTTTAGATTGTATCTTTAGAATAGCTGAAGAATATGCAGGCACATTAACTGAAATAACATGGACTATTAGTTTAAATCAGCCGACTTCGACAAATGGCATAACACAATTTACACAAATAGATTATGTACAAAAATTAGATGTCGATGTTTTTGAAAATGATGCGGTTAGCCCTAACTTAGTAAGCGTTAAATTTTACGATTTAGCAGAATATTTTTTAGGTAACAAAGTTGAAATAATAGACATTTGCGATGCTGACCAAATAATAGCAGAAGTAGAAAAAGACCCAGCTTTTACAGGTTCAATTAACTTTATAGCTACTATTTACCCTGCTAACGAATCAGGCGATACGAATAACAATGCTATTGAAGAAGAATCAAGCTGGCAGCCAATAACAGTGCAAATGCAACAATTAGTTAGTGCAAAACTTGACGATGTTGATGCTTCATTTGGTTTTGATGATTTTGCACAATTTAGAATAAACGTGCAACAATTAACACAAGGGCAGCGTTATTGGGTAACAGGTATTGCATATCAGCAGGTTCCTGATTATTGCCCTATCGGTTTGGTTGCGCTTACAAGTACATCGACTTATAGAACAGTTGGCGTGTTACCTTTATGGACTATTACAGGAAACCCAACGGCGGTAATTGCTGAAATATTAGCACATCCAAATTATGTAGGCGGTTTAAATATTGTACAAAATAACTTTGTCGATAATGCTAATAACCCCGTAGGCGTTTTAAGTTACGCGGGCAATGTAGTAACTGCAATAAAAGTAAATGAAACTATTGGAACGGCTTATTATAGGTTTGTAGTCGATGCTGATTTTGACCCAGGCACAGGACCTCACACAATTAGACACGAAATTTATATGCCTGTTCCATTGCCCGCGCCCGCACTACCGCCGTTAGTAACTTTTGATAACACATATAAATGTAGCGATTTAGGATAAAAATATTTTAATTTAATTTTTATTTGTATCTTTGCAAATATATGTTACTAAACTATCCGATTACATACACGCCCGAAATTAGTAGGACTTATTCCTTTAGGCAGCCCGTACCGATTCGGTATGCCTGCCCTATTTTGCCTGGAAATTTAATGCAGAACTTTAATGATGCATGGAATTGTAATCTTTGCGGTTCAGATTTACCGTTTTATATTCCATATGTCGAGGGCGATATTATACCGTTTCAAACGCAAGCAGCTGATAATTTTAATCAGCCTAATGATGTTTTGGTAGCAGGGTTTAAAACTTCAACAAGTGCTACGCATTATATTGCAGTTAGTTTATATGATTGTTGCCAAAATTTAGTATCTGAATTTATAGATGACTTTTCAGATAGTTACCATGTAGGGCAAAGCCTCGCAACGGGTAGCATTCAAACGTTTTTTGTTAATACGGGTTTGTTCCCAGCTGATTTGGATTGCTTTAGATTATATATTGAAATTTACAAAATAAATCAGATAACTTTAGAACCTGAATTAGATAGAAAATATTGGTCTGAATATTATAAAGAAGTTGAAGGCTGCGGAAACTTAAACGACACTTCACTAATTTATAGTACCTATGCAAATTATGATTGCAACGGTAATTTTTACGGAACTTTGACTAACTATTTAGGTTCTAATAATACGCCGTTTTACAATTCGCTTCGCATCTTTGGAACTGTTGAGTTTTTTGGCGATACCGAAGCGATTACGGAAAATGATAGAAATGTAGTTATTAGTAAAGATATAACAGAAAATTACGGTATTATTTCGGGCGCTGTGCCACCGTTCTACATTAAGTTACTACAACAAGCTGTGAGAGGCAATTATGTAACTGTTGATGGTGTGCAGTATCAAAACTTTAGATATGATTCTAAGCCCGAAGACAACCGTATGTTTTTGTTGGACCTGACATTTGATAAAAGATGTCGAATTGATAATAAACAATGTAGATGAGGTCGTAATTCATTTACAAATATTTAAATTAAAAAAACATGAATAATATTTCTTTTATAAATGGGTTTTTGGGCGCGTTTGGCGTTTGCCCGCCTTGCATAGATGAGGATAACGCTCCTAATTATCTTTGCGACCCATGCGATTCAACTGTATATTCAGGTGGTATCGCTGGTTGGTTTGCAAAAAAATGTAATTACGAATTTTCTGATATTACAGATTCTACTGAGTGGGAAACTGCAATAGCTGACAAAAACGTTTTCGGTCGCGTAAACGGTAGCCGTATTAGCGGTGGTTTGCCTGCACCTGAATTTACTACTAAAAAACGTGGTAGCTGTGGCCAAGAAGAAGTAGTAAAACAGTCACGCGTTGTATCACTTACCGATGCTGAAAATGACCTAACATTTACTATTGATTCGCTTTATAATTTCCTTTCAAATCCTGCTAAAGCTGCAGGTTATGAGTTCGGTTTTGTAACTTGTGATGGTCGTTTCTTAGGTTGGTATTCAAACGTAACTGTTAGACCATTCTATCAGATTGCAGAAACTGATGAGGATGATGCTTATTGGACAATTGAATTTAGATATAATGAGCAGTTAGGTTCATTTACTCAAATTTCTTTAGACTTCTTACTTACACAGTCTTACAACGTTTGTTGGATTAGTTCAATTGTTGTAACTGGCCAAGGCGGTGCTACAACTGTAGCCGATGGTAATACTTTGCAAATGATTGCAACTATTCAGCCTATCAATGCTACTAATACAAATGTAGTTTGGTCTGTTGTTAATGGTTCGGGTTCTGCAACTATTAGCGTAGGTGGTTTACTTACTGCAACAGGTGCGGGTACTGTTACTGTTATCGCTACGGCTGCCGATTCAGGCGCTGTAACTGGTCAACTTGTTATTACTGTAACGCCATAGTTAGATAGTTTTTTCGGGGCGGTTGCTTAAATTGTAGCCGCCCTATTTAAAATCAAATCAAATGAACTTAGAACAGTTTTATCAGTTTTTAGATTCTGTAAGTGCTACAATACTAAACCCGCCTGTGCACCCATTTAAGCAGGATTGGAAGCGTATTTATGAAAGCATTAAACCTCACTTCTATGGCGAAGTGCCGCCCGCGTTGGATAAGGCATTCCCAAATGAAGATGAACAGATTTTAGCTTATAGAAAAAATACCTATCAGCCTAAAACAGAATCGCCATTGGTTAAGGCTATAACTGAATTGCATAGACTGCTAAGTTCTGCAAAACATTCTGTACGTTTTGAAAATACAGACATGAAAGAATTTGCCGAAAATGAAAAGTTTGGCGATTCTAATTTACAAAACTTTATATTTTCTGTATTTATTCCAAACCGCGTACTTGACCCTAACGCCGTTCTTTTAATTCAGCCCGAAGGAGAAGGGATAGAATCAGATAACGTACGCGTTAACATTGACATGAAAGTAATTCAGTCTGATAGGATTGTTTTTAACGACCCTGAATACAGACTACTAATATATAAAGGCATATCAAAAAATAAATATGCTAACTTAGGTATTGAAAACCCTTTGTATTATCACATCGTAACTGATATGTTTTATGCACAGGCCCGCGCGTATGGTGATAAGACAATGTTTGAGGTTATATATGAACATAACAGCGGCATTATGCCCTGGGTAACTTTAGGCGGTCGCGTTGTTCCTAAATATGATAGTTATGGCAATACGTTTAAGATTTATAAGTCTGATTTTAGCCCTGCAATACCGTATCTTAATGATGCTGCTATCTTTGACAATCAGCATAAATCGGTTATGCTTGCGACATGCTTCCCTATTAAATTTGTTGAGGGGGTTGATTGTAATAGTTGTAATGGTGTTGGCCGTGTTCCCGACCCAAATGATTATGACACTTCAATAACTTGTAAGACTTGTTTAGGTCATGGAAAAACATTAAGCATAACGCCGCTTGCAGCATATAACTTAAACCCTACGACTTCGAAGTTTGGCGATAGCGATAAACAACAAGTTGAACCGATACGATATTATTCGCCCGATGTTAGTACTATTCAAGAAACAAACAAGGTAGCAACCGAAGCATTAGGCAAAGCTGAACAGGTATTAAATATAAACCGTTCGTTAAAATCGGCACAAAGCGGTATTGCAAAAGAACTTGACCGCGAACCTGAATATATAGAAGTTGGCAAAATTAGCGATGATGTCTATGCGCGTTATAAAGACGTTTTAAAAATCATTCAGGCTATTGTATTTATGGATACTGAAAGCCCTATTATGGTAAACCCGCCAATTTCGTTTGACCTTAAAACTGAAACAGAACTAATGGCAGAATTTGCAGCATCTCAGCAAGGATTGCCAGCGGCTATTAGATATGAATCATATATTAGCTATGTTGACCGCCGTTATAATTCCGATGCTGTTGCACGCCAAATAGCAACCATTTGCGCTATGTATAACAGTGCCTATCTTTATACAGTCGATGAACGTGTACAGCTCTTGGCAAGCGGTCAAATAACTGAAAAGGATGCAATTAGCGCCCAATTTGTTTTTGATGCTGTTACTGAATTGTATTATGATGATGGTTTTGATATTATGGGCAATGATTACACGGCAATAAAGAATGCTATTGATGCGAAGTTAGCGCCAAGGTTTGAAGCGGTGGCAAGTGTTGAAGTGCCGCAAATAGATATGAATCAGTTTGCACAACAGGATATAGAAGATAGCGATAACGACAACGAATAATGGACTTAAACGCACCTGAAAGAATTAACGACAAAGCAATAGAAATTTTACAAAAAAGGTACGACAAAGTAGAACCTAAATTTGTAAAAGCTGTTGTGGCGTGGATTGAAAAGTTCAGAACAAGCTCAGGTAATTTAGTTAGGTCAAAGGAAAACATTAGCCGCCTTAGTACATTTAAACGCGCAATAGAACGTTATCTTATACAGTCGGGATATAATGACATGGTAAGCGGTTTTTTGTCTAATTTTGACACTTTAGCCGCTGAACAACAAACAATACAAAGCGAACTAAACGGCTTAGATATTAAGAAAAGTTTTTTGAATCCTTTTAAACGTTGGGCTGTAAATAATGTAGTGGCTGCAATGCAAGGTCAAGGATTAACAACAACGCTAATAAACCCGCTTAAACAGGAATTATTAGTGGCCGTTAACCAAGGTAGTAGCCTTACCGATGTGGTCACATCAATAGCAGGGCAATTAACAACTACTGAAGCGCGTCAAGGCATTTTAAAACGTATTAGTTTGCAGGCATCACGGGATGCTTTATTACAATACGATGGCGTGGTTAATGAAGCGGTGCGCAAAGTTTATAAAATGGATGCGCTGTTATACGTTGGCAGTATTGTTAAAGATAGCCGCGCACAATGTGAACGGTGGGTACGTGAAACAAAAAACGGTAAATTAGGGTTAATATTATTTGAAGATTTAGAAGAAGAAATAGCATGGGCAAATAATGAAGGTACGGGCATGATACCAAATACAACGCCCGAAAACTTTTGCCAAAATCGCGGCGGTTATAATTGTAGGCATATAGCCTATCCTGTTAGGTCACAAAACTATATTAAAGAATAACATGTTAGTCATAAAAGCAAAACACAAGCTAAACGGTACTGAATACCAGTTCACACCTGCGCAATGGTATGCAGAACAACAAACGGGTAATTATAATTATCTCGGTACAATTCACGTATCAGAACCCGCGCAACCGATTCAAAGAACTGTAACCCCTAAACGCGGCTGCGGCTGTGCAAATAAACGTAGATAATATGGCACGTTGGTATAAGTTTGTTATTCAGTTAGAATACAATGAACAACCCTTAACACTTGAGGAACTGCAAAGCGATTTTGAAGATGCTGTAAAATGCGAAGACTACAAAGCCGCTGCAAAAATCAGAAAACAAATAGATGAACATCTAAGTGCTAATACTGATAGTGACAAAGTTGTACAGCTTGAAGACTATTGCTATATTGACCTGGATGAAGTTGCAACGTTCTATAAGACTGAATGGGAGGATGGCGAAGAATTTACAAAGGTTATTTTAAAGGGTGGTTTTGAATTGCCGCTAAGTATAGATTTTGAAGAGTTTACAAAATTATTTTTTAAATTAAACACACATGGAAATGCTTGACAAATTTGTAGAAAAATTGGGTATTGAACCTGAACTAATTTTAAAATTAGAAGCAAACGAAATTACATTAGATGAAGCCGTTACTGGTTATGTTTCAAAACTTGAACGTACCGTACAGGAACGATTAGGCAAACAGATAGAAGAAGCTAAAAGCGCGGAACTATTTGGGGCTGCATACGCCAAAACTGAAAAACAGATAGCCGATGCTTTTGCTATTGACCTAAAGAAATACGAAACGGTCGATAAAAAAGATAGGTTTAAAACTATTGTATCTGACCTAAAGAATCAGCAGGTCGAAATGCTTGAAAAACTGAAATCTGAATACACTTCAGCTGATGCGCAAAAGTTACAGCAATTAACTCAGCAGTTAGAATTAGCCAACGCGAAGCTAACTGAAAAGGAAATGCTAATGCAACAAGCTATTAAAGAAGAACAGGGCAAATTTCAAAACTACATTAAGAATCAGCAAATAGATAAAGTTCGCGGTTCACTTGTTGAAACTGTTAAGAATCCACGTTTAGCACCTAAAGAAATGCGCGCGATTTTAGAAGCTGAAATTCGTGAACGTGGTTTTGATTTTGAAATTGATGCCGATAGTAATATTTGGGTTAATAAAGATGGTAACCGCGTAAAGCACCCATCTAAGCCAACGGAAAACCTAAAGTACGAAACGTTGTTTGAAATTATAGCCGCTGAGTATAATTTTGAAAAGCAATCAAATGGCGGTCAAACGAAATCATTTGAAATTGATGAAAAAACAAAAAGCGGAATCCATCCCGCGCGTTTGAAATATATGCAGGAAAACGGTTTAATATAGTTTAGTTTGTTAATAGTTAGGGCAGTTCGAAAGGGCTGCCTTTTTTGTTTAATAATTCTATAAAAAAATTATTTATTTATTTATTTATAAACATCATATCTTTGCACTAACGACCTCTCACAAAATAGGGTGCTGCGGCACAGAAAAAAACAGAACGCTCGGCAGCGTGGAAAATGCCACAAAAAAAACAATTTTTTAAAATTTAATATTCTTTAAATGTCAACTATAAAACTCGCTGATGCGTGGAAAATTATAGACATATCGTTGAATAATAACAACGGTATGCGCTCCATGCCATCGCCTAATATCGGTCTTTTGCAATTGCTTGTTAGCGCTGCAAACAAATCCGCTTCACAAGTTAAACTCGGTAACGTTCAAGCTGTTGAACAAGGTAACGGTAAAGTTTACAAAGTAACACGTCGTTTCTTTCCTCGTTTGGCTGAATCTAACAACACTTCACTTGAATATTGCCCTACTGATGGCGATGTTGTTAAGCCTTTGTACGATGAAGTAGAAATCAAAAACAAAACGGTTTCTCAAAAAATAAAAATTGATGATGAACTAATCCGTTGTATCAAAGAAAGCCGCGCCGATTATCAAAACAGCTATGTTAATGAAGTTCTAAGAAATCACATTAACAAATTAGGCAAAGAAGTTTCAACGGTTGTAGCTAATGGTGGTTTTGTTGGTAACTTCGTTAAATGCGATTGTGCTGACCCTGCAGTAACTTCTAAGTCTTTGCCTTTGTTCCTTGCAAACGGTTTAGGCATTAACCCTGTAGGTGAATCTATTTTAGATAGCGACCGCAAACAAGCTGAAATCGAACAGCAAATGGTTCTTATCGGTGGTACTTTGCTTGACCAATACCGTAAAGCACGCGCTATCGCTTCAGGTAACGACTTCGGTTTTGATGCTTCATTACTTGACATCACCCGTTCAATTTTCTATGATACTAATTTAGGCGCTGCTTTTGGCAATCCTAATGAAGTAATCGCAATGGCACCTGGTGCGCTTCAACTTATCACATACGCAAAAAATAAAGGTCAGTTCACTTATGACTTCGAAGACCAAATGCGTACTACAGTTGTTGACCCATGGCTGGGTATTGAGCATGATGTTGTTATGTCATACGTTAAATGTAATGATGAAATTGAACTTTACATCCAATTTGCTACTAACTGGGCGGTAGTTGGTATGCCTAAATGTTGGGCACAGCAAGACTGTTTGTTTGATGGCGTTTTAGACGTGTTCAAATATGAAGTAGTTTGCGCTGACACAGGATACTGCGATATTGAACCTGCATGTGGTTTTGTTGGTGCGCCTGCTGCTACTGATGCAACGTTCTGCGAATCAGCTGAACAATGCGAAGTTGCATGCCAAGCTAACTTCTACAGCAAATCTGTAACAGCTGAAAACTTTACAGGCGATGAAATCGATGTAACTGATGCTGTTGCTATTCAAATTAACGGCCTACCTATTTCTGTAGGTGGTTCTTTTGATACTGGTACTGAAGCTGGTGCTAATGCTTACCTTGCTGCCGTTCAGGCTGCACTTGCTGCCGCTGGTTACGTTTATAGCGTATCAGGTGGATGGGATGGTACAGGTTTAACTATCTCAATTATCACTACAGCCGCTGTAACTTCAGTAGTTATTGTTTCTGCTACAGGTACAGATGTTGCTCTAAGTGTTTCTACAAAAACATTTACAAATATCTATGACGCTTCAACAGCTTCAACGGGTGCAACACTTACCGACCTTGCATGGACTTTAGCTGGTCCTGTTACATTTAACGGTGCGCCAACTGAATCAATCATTGGCACACCTGATGTATTTGGTTTGTTTGGTAATTTCTTTGCTGTAGAATATACAGGCGCAACACAACTTATCATAACTGATAGTGTTGCATGTGAAGATACCGCAAATAAAACAATTTAGTTTTAATGATTCAGGGGCGGGAAACCGCCCCCTTTTAAATTATAAACACATGGTAAACTATTCAAAAAAAATAGCACAAGCATTAACAATTATTCGTAAATATTACGGCGCTATAAATGTACAGCGTACCGATAGCGAAGACGTTGTTTATCTATTTGACTATACAACACAAAAGAAAACAATTGGCAGCGAAAAGATTAACAAGGCTGTCGAAAAGGCTGTAAAGCAAAATGATTTTCCAAAAGATATTTATTATTCTGAAGGGTTATTATCAGTAATTAAAATTGAAGAAAATGTACAACAATACGAACAAGCCGAAACCATCGAAGCCGATGAAGCCATTGAAGCCGAAGAAATAACCGAAACTGAAAAGCCAAAAAAACGCGGCCGTAAAAAACAAACTGAAACTGAATTAGATGCTGAATCTTAATACACCTACTTGCTTAGAAAACTACATAATAAGTCTTAACGGCTGTTATGCTGAGGGCACGGTTCCGACATCGGGTTATTATTTAGAAAACTTAGAAGGTTTAACAATAAATAATGTCGCGGCTGTTAGTTCTGAGGCGCTTATTTCTGCTACGTTGACCGTGCAGGAAAAAATGTATTTCGCTGCCGATGTAGTCGAAAAACGTTTAAAAGCTGTACTAAATGCGCGTGGTATTAAGCTAAATAGCATCGGTTCAAAATATGCTGTTTGCGGCGTTTCAAATGTTATTGATATGCCCGTAGCATTTAACCGAGGCATCAAAATATCTAAGAAGTGGATAGATAGCCCGCAAAGTAGAATATTTATAGACTCAGTCAAATTTAAGGCATCAAACAATGGCAATAGCACAATTTACGTAACTGATTATGCAGGCAATATATTATTTAGTCAGGCTGTTTCTGTTTTTGCAGATACGGAAATGCACGTATTTGTTAAAAAATACTTTAAAGAAGACTTATTATTAGTAACTATTGACACTACTAATATATCGCCTTATCTGTACACTTGCAATGCTTCAACTAACTGCAAGCCATGCGGCGATACGGTTTTAGATGTAACTGGATGGAATGGCATAGCAGCACAGCCGCAAGGTTATTTAGGCGCGTGTGTACGTGTTGATTGTGTCGATACTGATATTATATGCCAATTTTTAGACCGTTTAGGCATGGCGATTTTGTACCAAACAGGCGTACAAATTCTTAAAGAATGGGTTAGCCCTAACAACCGTTTGAATCTAATTAAAACACACGGTAACGAATGGGCGAATATCAAAATAGCTGAATGGGAAAACGCAAGCATTGAGGCTTTAGATAATGAAATTGATAATATAATTCAGTTGTTAGAAGCTGACCGCTTTTGTTATAGATGTGAACCACGTTTAAGAATGTATCCAATGTTTCCAGGTTAAAATATGACTATATCCGAACGCTTAGAAATACTTGCACAGGTTGTAAATGATGACAATACAGCGCGTAGAATTTCGCAGGCTGCGGCGATTCAAGTTATAGCTGAATATAAGCAAAGGATATTTTTTTTAGGCTTAGATAGTTCGGGCAGCCAAATAGGAACTTATAGCGTAAACCCGTTTTATATAAACCCGCTTAGCCTTACAACTGTTTCGTCAGGCGGAATAAAGCCCGAAGGTAAAAACGGCAATACGGTTTTTAAAAATGGCAATCCGCATAAAACAAAGTATTTAACACAGGGTTATAAAGAATTAAGGGATTTAACAGGCAGGCAATCGGGTACGGTGGATTTAAATTTTAGTGGTTCGTTATTTCAGAGTATAAAAGTAACTGAAAGCGGTTTAAATAGCGCTATTACTTATACGAATGATGAAATGGCGGCAATAATGGAATTTCAAGAATCTGCCGAACGTTTTGCAAAAGATATTTCAACCGTATCAGATACCGAACGCGAATTAGGAGAAACCGCTGCACGAAATGAACTATTAGCAATTTTGGAAGAAATAGATTTACTATAATGTACGTAACACAAGATATAATAACAGAACTAATCAAACAGATTGATACTGCAATGGCAGCCGTAAATGTAAACGTTCACGGTAATGGCATAGCTGTAAAAGATACTGCAGGACAAGTTGTTACTTTGAATGTTACGCAAAACGGCACACGAAACTATGTTGGCATCACAGACACCGCGCGAACGGGTTATTATATCCGTGTTAATGGTATTGTTTCGGAAACCCGAAAGGCAGCGAATACAAAGCGCGGAAGTTGTGGAATCGAATTGGATGTGCGTGTTCCATTTAAATTAGTTTTTTGGCATCAATGCGCTGACCCGCGTATGCTTTTGGATAGCGTTAAATTTGCGCTGTATGGTGCTAACTTTAAAGGCGTTCAATGGCAATACGCAATAGTTAACCCACGTTTATTCCCTGTTAGCAATGAAATATTACCTTGGACCGTTTACGCTGCTGAAACAGGCAAAGACCCAAAGACTTTACAAAGCCTAATGCAAATAGTTAGCTTAGATTTTGAATTACGTTATGATTTTAGCTTAACTGAAAAATGTAAGCCGTTTGCGATATGTGAAGTAAATAAGCCAACGCCTCAACCTATTATAGGATTGCGACCAATTAACACAATAGCACCTAAAATAAACGGCAAAGATATTGTTAATGCCAAAATAGATGTTACTGAAAATGGCACGTGGTTAGGAGATTTGCCTATTACGTACACTTACCAATGGCAAAGGAATAGTATTGATATTAAAGGTCAAATAAATAGTCAATATTTAACAGTATTAGAAGATTTAGGAACAAAAATAACATGCGTAGTAACAGCTACTAACATAGCAGGTTCAACAAGCGCATCAAGTAATAGTATTTTAATTTTATAAAGATTCACTATGCCGCCAAGTTTCGCTACCTTAGGCAATTAGTTAGGGGGTTGGAATCAATACCCCCTTTTTTTTAAATAATTTAAAATTTTATTGATATGCCATGCTGTAATTGTTGCGAAAAATCATTAAATTTGGGCTGTCTTAACGCTTGTAATGCAATTTATAATACAGGTATTGTTGCCGATTTTATGAATGAAGGCGTTTGGGTTTTAGAATTGACATTTGGTTCTGTAAATTTATATTATAGTAGACAAGTATTTGCAAACCAAACGGTAATATTTGAACTTACAAACCTAAATGAAAATTACACTTACCAAGGACAAATAATTGACCCTAACGGCGAAATTATAAATATTGAAGTTGATGGCATTGAATACGATTGTATTGAATTTAGCACTAAAATAATAATAAACCAATGATAGATATAGTAAAACTTGCGAATGGCAACGTAGCTATTTATGATTCGACTTCAGGCGATTTTATTAACAGCCTTAGCCCCGATATAGTTGAAATTGAATGCAACGTAAACGGCAGCGTTAAAGTTGTTCAAGATAATGGTAGCGTTGAATATATCGACCCTGCAAACGTTGCAAATACCGAAGTAGTACCTGCGGCGGCTATACCGTTTACAGGTACATGTGCAGACTTAGCAGCCTTGTTAAGTTCTGATTTTTTTTTTGTAGTTAGCGGCGGCGGTGCTACTCCTACATTAACACAAGTTTTAGCTGCGGGCGATTCTGCAGGTAGTTTAGATATTACTGATTTAAACTTATTGGATTTTGACACGGCTACAACTTCAACGGTTGGCGCTGGTCAAATGGCATGGAATGACACTTTAGGCACTATGAATTTAGGTCTTAAAGGTGGCAATACTATTTCTAATTTAGGGCAGCATTTACATGCGCGTGTAGTAAATAAAACAACGCCGCTGGTAAATTTGACAAAGGCAGGCTATGAAGTTGTAATTGTCGCAGGGGCAACGGGTCAAAGACTTTCAGTAAAACTTGCAAAAGCCGATAATGATGCAAATAGCGCTGGGACTTTGGGTATTGTTGCCGAAAATATCGCAGGCAATGCAGAAGGGTTTATCTGTTCAGTTGGTCTGTTAACGCAAATAAATACAACAGGTTCGCTTCAGGGTGAAACTTGGGCTGATGGCGATTCGCTTTATTTAAGCCCGACTGTTTTTGGTGGCATTACAAACGTAAAACCGAGCGCACCATTCCACGAAGTTCGTGTTGGTTATGTCGAATATGCGCACGCTGTCAATGGCAAAATTTACGTTAAAATTGACAACGGATATGAGTTGGATGAATTGCACAATGTTTCGATAAACACGGGCACGTTGGCAAATAAAGATATTTTGCAGTATAATTCATCTTCATTAGTTTGGGAGAATAAAAAACAGCCAATCGAAATACAGTTAGCTGCAAGCGATGAAACCACAGCACTAACAACAGGAACGGCAAAGGTTACATTTAGGTTGCCAGTTGCATTTACTTTGACTGCTGTTCGTGCTTCGCTTACAACTGCACAGGCTTCAGGTTCAATCTTTACAGTTGACATAAATCAAAACGGTAGTTCAGTTTTAGGTACTAAGCTGACCATTGACAATACAGAAAAAACAAGTACAACGGCTGCAACGCCTGCAACTATTACGACTTCAGCACTTACCGATGATGCTGAAATTACGGTAGACATTGACCAAATCGGGAACGGTACTGCAACAGGTCTTAAAATAACACTAATCGGAACAAGATGATAATAAATCCATACGCTTTTGGGGTAAGTTACGACCCCGATGCACAGGCATTTTTCACGGCATCGGGCTTAACAGGTGCGACAAATTTAACTGCCATAAACAATTTAGTTGTGGCGTTAAAAGGTTTCGGCATTTGGACAAAGATGAAAGCTATTTACCCGATGGTGGGTGGTACTGCTGCCTTGCATAAATGGAACTTGAAAGACCCAAGAGATTTAGATGCAGCGTTTAGGTTAGTGTTTGCAGGTGGTTGGACACATAGTAGTACAGGGGCGTTACCTAATGGTACTAATGGTTATGCAGATACCTTTTTAAATGCAAATACTATATTGCAACAATTTTCTCATCACCATGCTTTTTATCACAATACTGACAATATAGGTACAGCTTTAAGAAGTATGGGTGGAGCACAATCTACATCAACTGTAA